AAGAAATAAGATGGGGTAATATCATTAGGCGCAATGTGCGGAATATTTTTACTAATGTATAGTTTACCTACATTAATTAGATGGCTATGGAAAAAATTATAACTTGTCCAAATTGTAATGCACAATTTGACTTATCAATTAAATCTTCTGGATCTGAAGAGTCAAAATACCTTTGGTTATTTGATAATGGTCACGGAGGTATCATAGATGGTGTTTATCAAACTTCTGGAAAAAGATCTCCAGTGTGGGATGATGGATCTATTTTATATGAAGGAGAGTTTAATAGAGCTATAGTAAATAGATTAGTAAAGCTTTGTGAAGATAATGGTATTGATCATGTTAATCTTGTAGATACTCAAAAAGATGTAAGTCTTGGAGATAGAGTTAGATCAGCTAATAGCATAGCTAAGTCATCAGATAAAAAGTGTATATATGTAAGTATACACGCTAATGGTTTTGATAAAGAGTCTGCTAATGGATGGTCAGTATATACTTCTCCAGGTAAAACTAAATCAGATGATATTGCTACAATATTATTTGAAAAATCTATGAGAGAGTTTAAAGGTGAGTACATGAGAAAAGATACTACTGATGGGGATCCTGATAAAGAATCAAACTTTTATGTATTAGTAAATACATCTATGCCAGCTATATTAAGTGAAAACTTTTTTATGACTAATTATGATAACTGTCATAAATACCTTTTACCTGAAGAAGGTAGAGATAGAATAGCTAAAATACACTTTGAAATGATTCAGCAGGTAGAAGCTGAAGGTAAAGTATAAAAACATTTCCTGTTCATAATAAATGAAAGAACCTAGGTTTAATTATCTAGGTTTTTTTATTTAAACTTCTGTAGTTTAAACTTTATTTGTATATTTGGGTAAAATAATTTAAACCAATGGACAATAACGAAAATTTATCCCCAGAAGAATTAGCTGCAAAGAAAGAAGAAATGTTACAGTTTTATACTGAATCAATGCCTTATTTAGAAGCCCAGTTAAAGTATGAAGAAATGCTATCTAAAATTGATGAAATGAGATTTAAAAGAACTCAGATTCAAATGCAGTATGCAATGATGATGAATCCGCCTGAGCAAGAAGAAGCTACAATGCCTGAACCAGAGGCTAAACCAAAAACAAAAAAGAGAACTTTAAAAAAACATGAAGCATAATGGCAATTGTTAAACGAGTTCAAAAAAAGGCAATAATGTCTAAAAAAGATGTTATTAAATTTCAGTTATTAACTCACTGTTATATGAAAAAAATAACAGTGAGTAATTCTGATCTTGACTGTTTAACTTTACTTAGTACTATAGGCCCACTAGAAATTTCGCATTTTTGTTATGATGCTGCAGAAGAACATAAAATCTTTAAATCTCAACAGACAGTTAGAAACTGTATTAACAAATGTGTAAAGAATAATCTTGTTAAAAAAGATGATAAAAATAAAAAGTTAATAAGTATAAGTAAAGATTTAAATATAGAAACACTAGGTTCAATATTATTAGATTACAATTTTCTTGCTAAATGAAACCAAAAAAAGCAAGTATATTGTATCAACAAATAGCTGAAGAAAAAGATTTATCAAAAAACCTTATAGAAAATTTAGTAGAGTTTTATTATAAAAATGTTAGAACATTATTAAGTGAGTTATATCATCCAAGAATAAATATTACAGGTCTTGGTTTATTTATAGCTAGGAAAAATAGTGTGAATAAGGCTATACCTAAATTTGAAAAATATTTAAAAAATCATGATACATCTACCTATTCAGCATATTATAATAAAAAATTACTAGAAGAAAGAATAGAATCCTTATATTCTATTAAAGAACAAATTGAGTTAGAAAAAATTAGAAAAGAAAACTTTTTAAATAAAAAAAATGGATTTAAATAAAATTTGGAAAAATAGAAAGCAGATATATGAGGGTATTAAAAACTCTGTAATGAGAGATAGCTTTGTAGAGGAGATAGCAGAAAAAAGAATGTTACTATGTAAGGAATGTTCAGAGATAGATTTAAAAGGTTCTAAATGTGAAGTTCCTGGTACACAACCTTGTTGTGGTAATTGCGGTTGTTCTCTTGCATTTAAAACAAGAGCTTTATCCTCTGAGTGTCCAATAGGAGAATGGTCTGCCTTAATGTCTGAAGATCAAGAAGATAAATTAGGAGAATTATGAGTATAATATTTACAGAAAAAGATCACAGTTATAAGTCATCAAATCAAGCTAATTCTATAGATTGGATAAGTGTAACAACATTAACATCTCATTTTAAAGAACCTTTTGATGCAAAAAAAGTAGCGCAAAAAGTTTGTAAAAGAAAAAACTCAAAATGGTTTGGTATGAAACCAAAACAAATACAAGATATTTGGAAAAAAGAATCTGAAAGGGCAATGACTCTTGGAACGTTTTACCATAATCAAAGAGAAGATGATTTATGTTCTTTAGCTTCAATTGAAAGGGATGGTGTAGTAGTTCCTGTATTTAGTCCTATTTTAAAAGATAAAGGTGTTAAACTTTCTCCAAACCAAAAGTTAGATCCTGGTGTTTATCCAGAACACATGGTTTATTTAAAATCAGCAGGTATTTGCGGACAATCAGATTTAGTTGAAGTAATTAACGGCAAAGTATCCATTGTTGATTATAAAACTAATAAGGAAATAAAAATGCAATCTTGGGTAGATTGGGAAGGTATTTCACAAAAAATGAAATTTCCAGTATCACATTTAGATGACTGTAATTTTAATCACTATGCTTTACAACTCAGTATTTATATGTATATTATATTAAAGCATAATTCTAAACTTAGACCGGGTAGTATGTTTATTTACCATGTTCAGTTTGATGAAGAAGGAAAAGATGAGTACGGATATCCCATAACTAAATATACAAAAGAGGGAGATCCTATTGTAACTGATGTATTACAAATACCTGTACCATATTTAAAAGATGAAGTAATATCATTAATACATCATTTAAAAGATAATAAACTAAAATTTAAAAAGAAATAATTATGGCCTTTACTAATAAACTAGATACAAGTATTGTTACTATACATGCTGGCGAAGGGGGTATAGCAACATCAACTTCTGATGCCACTATTGAATTAGCAAGTGTAGTTGCGTATAATACATGGATAAGACCTGATGGTGTAGTAACAGAATATACTCAGCTATTTGTTACAGGAGCTGGACCTATAGTTGTTTCAAATGATTATGCGGCAATTGATACACTAATAAACCCTTAATATGATAGCAAAATTATTTGATATACAAAATGGCAAAGTAGTTCCAACAGAACATTGTTATACATTAAAGTCGCTTAAAGATATAATGGATAATTATCCTGATGATCATCTTAAAATTTATCAGTATCTCTTTTATATGACTTGTCCTAATCCTGACATGAATCCATTTTTTCATACACCTGAACATGAAAAAGAAGAAGTTATAATGAAAGAAGTAGATGGTGAGTTTTCTACAGAAGATGATGATGTATATCTGGCTTTAAAGTTTTGTGAAAAAATGTATGAAACTCCTACTTCTAGAGCATATAAAGGTATTGCTGCTATGTTAGATAGATTAGGTAGATATATGCAGACTACACCTATTGAACATGGTAGAGATGGTAATATAAACTCTTTAGTTAACGCTGCTGCTAAATATCAACAAATTAGAGAATCATTTAAAGGTGCTTATAAAGATCTTCAGGAAGAACAACAAAGTAATGTAAGAGGAGGAATAGGATTAGGATATGACCAATGATACAGAAATATATCAAGATATACCAACATGGGATAATGGTACATGGACCAGTACAGACTTTGACAGCAGAGAAGACTTTGCTTCTTACATAAGAGATTTATTTAAAGAACCCGGTCAATATAACTTTGATAAAACTTCTGCATGGTTTAATGCAGAAGCTATTAGATTTAACAAACAAGGGTTTTATTGCGCAGCTCCATTTAAATCAAGAGATTTTATTAATTACTGGGAAGGAGAAAAAAAGAAGTGTAGAAAAGGAGTAATATTTAAATCAGATACTAAAACTTGGTATATAGCCAGAGACTATTACATGTGGCTAAACTTTTTACCAATCTTTAATAAAGAAATACAAAAGTTTGGATTTGCTGATATTAGAGATGCTCAATATCATATGGCATTATATGAAGTGCTAGCAGAGTTAAATTATAAACATGTTGCCATATTAAAGAAACGTCAGATAGCTTCTTCTTATTATCATATGGCAAAACTTATTAATCAGCAATGGTTTGAGCCGGGGGTAACATTAAAGATAGGGGCTAGTCTTAAAGATTACATTAATGAAAAGGGTTCTTGGAAATTTTTAGATGAGTATGCTGCATTCTTAAATGAACATACAGCATGGTATAGACCGATGAATCCTAGTAAGGTAATGATGTGGCAACAGAAGATTGAAGTCAGAAAAGGTAACAGAAAAACTGAGGTAGGTTTAAAAGGAACTATACAAGGTATGTCATTTGAAAAAGATCCAACAAATGGTGTAGGGGGTCCTGTTAAATACTTTTTTCATGAGGAGGCTGGAATTGCACCTAAGATGGATAAGACCTATGAATATATGAGACCAGCAATGAGATCAGGACTTACAACTACAGGATTGTTTATAGCTGCAGGATCAGTGGGAGATTTGTCACAATGCAATCCGCTTAAGGATATGATTCTTAACCCAACCTCCAAAGATGTTTATGCTGTAGAAACTAATTTAATAGATCATAAAGGTACTGAAGGTATGTCAGGTTTATTTATTCCTGAACAATGGTCAATGCC